TTATAATTTATTTAAATATGAAGTATCTGGAATATAGCTAAAATTACTATTTTTCTTATACAAATCTGAATTTAGAAGTAATTCAGGATTTTTTGTTAGTATAGGATTTTGTAATATTGATTGGGCTTGTTTCTGTAACTTTTTAGTATAAGAAGATTTTTTTGCGGATATGAAAGCTTCTTTTATGGAATTTTCTTGATCTTTAGTGATAGTGCCCTTTGATACTAGAGCATCTAAAGGAAATAGAGAATTATTTTTTGAAGTACCCGAGTACGATAAAGAAGAATTTCTTGCGGATATAAAAGCACTTTTAATAGAATTTTCCTGTGCTGATGTAATAGTACCGTTTGATACTAGGGTATCTAATGCAGAACTAAATGTATTGGTGTTAGAATTTTGTAAAGAGCTTAAAACACTTAGTGCTTTAGGGCTAAGTTTAACTGAGTCCGAACCTAAGCTGGAAATTAAGCTATCTGAATTATCAGAAGAATTATTTGAATCTGAAATTGAATTTTGCGAAACTTGCTTACTTGTATTTATATTATTCAAGTAAGAAAGCAAAGAATTAATAGTATTAGACATAGTTAGTACACTCCTTTATAAAATATTTCATTAATTTATCGAATTAATATTGTAAAACATAATATATTTTACAATATATTTTTCATTTGTTAATATGAACTAAATTTATTAAAATATTTTTACAATAAACAATGTTGGTTCAAAATAGATAATATAATTATCTATTTCATAACGTGTACCATATTTTTCTCTATAATGTTGAATAGCTTGTCCTAAAAATTTTTCTGTAACGTCTAAATATTCGGCTAATTCTTGTTTGCTTTTAATACCTCTTTCAAAGGCATTTATTAATTGGATAATGCCTATAAGCTTTTCATATCCCCAATTTCTAGCTATCTTTTCTTGCTTCATTTTACTTGTGTTTTTTTTATCTATTATTTCTCCATAAGTTTTATGATAGTGACCTAGTTCTTCAGCAAGAATACATGCTTTCTCTTTTGTCGTTTCTATGTTTTTAGATAATGCTATAATATTATCTGCATATAATCCTTTATGTTTTCCTATATCCATTTCGATTACATCTATACCTTGCGATTGTACTTCTTTAAGAAGTTCGTCATATGTCATAGAATCCCCCCATATTAAAAGTAGATTAGTCGTTTTTCCCCCTTTTCTTTCTTTTCTCAACAACAAATTCTATAAAATTTTTTATATCTTCAACATCATCATCTGTTATATCTTTGCCATCAAAATGTGCTGCTAATGTTCTTATGTTATTTTCTTTTATTAATTTTGATATTTTTTCAGATGGTGTGTCATTTTTATAATTAGGGACAACTTTGTCATTTGAATTTCTAAGTAAATAATCAACTGATACATTGAAATAGTTAGCTAATGATTTTAGCGTTTTTATATCGGGGGCTATTGTACCCTTTTCATAATGGGTATAAGTTGTTTTGTCTATATTCAAATATTTACTTAATTCAATTTGGGTTAATCCCTTTTCTAGTCTTAACTCTTTTAATCGATTAGGAAAATTTATATCTTCTAAATCTTTTTCTTTATCAAGCAGATAATCAGTAGAACATTGAAAATAATCAGCTATTATCTTTAATGTCTCTATGTCTGGCGACCTTCTATTTTGTTCATACATACCGATAGTGCTAGAAGAAATTCTTAAAATTTTTGCAAGCTCTTGTTGTGTCATGTGTTTGCTGGTTCTTAATTTTCTTAATTTTTCTCCAAACATGTGATTCACCTCATATTTATATTTTAACACTAAATGTGTTATTTAAAACTAATTTGCACAAATAGTGTGCAAAAACATTTACAAAACACATTTAGTGTGATAATATAAAACAAACAGAACACGATAAGTGTATAAAAAGAGTAAACAAGGAGGAGAAAATATGAATTTTAAATTAATAAAGTTTAGACAATCTTTAAGTATGAGTCAAAAAGATATGGCTCTTGCACTAGGAATATCAGTGTCTTTCTATATTAAAATTGAATCAGGTGAGAGAAATCCAAGCTTTAATTTTATTAAAAAATTAAAGAGAAGGTTTAACGTAAATATAGATAGGATATTTTTTGAAAATAATACACACGAAAAGTGTAGTGAAAAAACAGTGAAACCTATAAGTTCAAATGATGTAGCAAGTTAATATAGGTAAATATTACGTTGAAACATAGAAATAGGGGGGAATAGAAATTGAGTAAATCAATATTTTTAGAAAGATTAATTCTTAAGAATTTTAAAGGCCTTAAGAATTTGGATATAAAGTTTTCAGATACAACTAATATTTATGGGGATAATGGAACAGGCAAGACTAGCGTATTTGATGCATTTACTTGGCTCTTATTTGATAAAGACAGCAGGGATATGAGTAAATTTGATGTACAGCCGCTAGATAAAAGTAATAATGCAATTCATATGCTTGAAACGGAAGTTGAGGCAGTACTTAAGATAGATGGAGAAAAAACAGTTTTTAAAAAGGTATTGAAGGAAAAGTGGATTAAGCCAAAGGGAAAATCCGAATCGGAACTAAAAGGTGTAACTACGGCTTATTATATTGATGGTGTACCTAAAAAGCAAGGTCAATATAAAAAGAAAATAAGCAGCATTATTCCTGAAGATATATTCAAATTAGTAACTAATCCTTTATATTTTAGTACAAGCATGAAATGGCAGGAGAGGAAAAAGGTTTTAATGGATATTTTAGGAGAAGTTACAGATGAAAATGTTATTGATTTTAAAGAAAATCTAAAACCGTTAAAAAATCTATTGATAAATAAAAGTATAGATGAATTGAAAGAAAGTATAAATGCGTCAAGAAAAAAGTTAATTAAAGACAAAGAGTCAATACCTGCAAGAGTTGATGAATTAAGTATGACAATAAAAGAAGATATTGACTTTGAAACACTAGAGGATGCAAAACAAAAAATAGATTTAAAAATAAAAAGTGTAGAAAAGCAGATTATGGATAAATCAGAAGTAAATGTTGAAATATTCAAGAAAAAGGAAGATATGTATGGACTTAAATCCAGACTCAAAGATATTCAATATGAAGAAATTAAAAAAGCTGAAAGTAGCAAAGATGGGATTGAAGAAGAATTATGTAGTGTTAATGATGAAATAACTCATATTAAATTTGATATTAAATTATTTGAAACTGAGAAATATAATGATTTGAAGGCAATAAAAGAAATAGAAAATGATGTAGATAATTTAAGAGGTAAGTGGTATGAGGAAAATAATAAGATATTTGAATTTCCTAAAAATGCACGCATATGTCCTCTTTGTAAAAGAGCATTTTCTGATGAGGATGTTGAAAAACATAGAAATGAGTTAGAAGAAAACTTTAATAAAAGTAAAGCAAAAGTCCTTGAAGATATAACTAGGGAAGGTACCAATAAGGCTTATGATCTTAAAAAATATAGAAATAGGATGTCTGAAAATGATATTGCATTAAAAAATGCAAAGGAAAAGTTAGAAAACCTAAGTAATAAAAAGATTGACTTACAAAGCAATATTAGTAGCTTCAAGGTGAATATTGACCTTGATAGCAATAAAGAATACAGGAATATACAAAACCAGATAAAAATGCTTGAAGCTGAGTTATGTAAGCCAATAGAAAAAAGCTTACAGATTGATGAATTGAAAGAAAAAAGAAAGTCCCTTGAAAGTGAACTTGAACAAATTAATCATGAACTGGGATATAAAGAGATCAATATTAAAATTAGATCAAGAATTGGAGAACTTATGGATCAAGAAAAAATTTTAACTCAACAAATTGTAGAGTTAGAAAAACAGGAATTTATGTGTAATGAATTTATAAAAACTAAAGTTCAACTTATGGAATCTGGTATTAATTCTAAATTCAAGTATGTAAAGTTTAGATTCTTTAAAACTCAGGTTAATGGAGGAATTGATGAAGATTGTGAGCCTCTCGTGGAAGGTGTGCCATTTTCAACAAATTTGAATTTCGGTGCAAGGATTAATGCTGGAATTGACATTATAAATACATTATCAAATCATTATAAAATTAAAGCTCCAATCTTTATAGATAATAGGGAGAGTACTACAAAGCTTATAGAGACTGATTTGCAAATAGTTAACCTTTTTGTAAGTGTTGCAGATAAGAACTTACGAGTTGAAAATACATCACTTAAACAAGTAGAAGGACCAGGCTTTTGACATAAGGATAGATTAAATGGCAGCCAGATTACTGAAGTTATGTTTCATTTTAAAAATGCTAAGGTTTTTCTGAAAGCTGTAGATTTGGAAGAGGGTGATTACATTAGCTAGACCTCAAAAAGAAGGATTGGAATATTTTCCTTTAGATGTTGACATGGATCAAGACGATAAAGTTGCACTAATAGAAGCACAACATGGAATAGTTGGTTTTGGCATAGTAATTAAGCTATTAATGAAAATTTATAAACATGGATATTTCTACGAGTGGGTGGAAAAACAACAGTTATTGTTTTCAAAGAGAGTTAATGTAGACATTAATTTAATTAATGAAATCATTAATGATTGTGTTAAGTGGGGGTTGTTTGATAAAAAGGTTTTTGAAACCTATAAAGTACTTACTTCAAAAGGAATCCAAAAGCGTTATATAGAAGCAGCAGGTAGAAGACAGAAGGTAAAATTATTCAAAGAATATTTGCTTTTGGATGATGAAACCATTAGTGTATACAAAAATTTAGTTATTGTATACATTATCCCCAACCACGAGGTAGTTAATGTAAGCATTAATCTTCAAAATAAAGAAGAGAAAAGTACAGAAAAAGAAAGAAAAGAACAGAAAAGAAAATATAAAAATGAAAATTCTCTTTATGAAAAAACATTAGAACTCTGTAAGTATTATGAAAATTTAAAGCCCGGTGAGAGTATAAAAAAATATTTTGATGTTTTAAAAATTTTTGTAGAAACTTATGGATATGGCTGGGTTAAAGAAGCACTAAAAATAACGGTAAGTAACAAGAAGAGATTTATTAAGGGGTACATGGAAAAAATATTAAAAAATTGGATTATGGAAGGAAAGGAGGAGAAAGGTGGAGGCATTGAAAAGAATATTAAGTCAGGTGCATATGACTTCTCTAAATACAGTGGAAGCTAAATATAAATGTAAAATATGCTGTGATACCGGTTGGATTGAAACAAAGGAAGGCTATAAGAGATGTAGTTGTTATGAAAAAGAACGTAGTGCTAGATTATGGAAGAAATTTGGGGTGAATCCTGTTGAAGCTAAAAGGTTAAGTGATTATGTTCCATATGATTGCTTAACCTTACGGGTTAAAAAAAGGGCTATAGAGTATATAAAAAACTTTAATAATATAAGTTTTAAGAAGGAAAACAACTTTGGATTATTTGGACAGTCTGGTGCTGGAAAAAGTCACATAGTAATTGCTATAGGAGCGGCACTTTTGAATTGTAAAAATCCAGTACAAGTTATTTATATGCCATATCTTGAGGCTATGAGGCAGTTAAAAGCTAATGTAAATGATGATGAATTTTACCTAAAACTTTTAAGCAGATACAATAAAGCTAAGCTGTTGATAATAGATGACTTACTTAAGGACAAGGTTAGAAATGGGCAGCTTATAAAAGACAAGTATGGAAATAAAGTAGGACTTAATGAAGCGGATATAAAACATATAATTCCAATTATAAATTATAGGTATTTTAATCATTTGCCAACAATTATAAGCACAGAATGTGCTCCTGATATGCTTATAGAACTTGATGAAGCACTTGCAGGAAGAATACTTGAACCTTGTGGTGATAATATAATGTTTTTTAAAGGTGTACAGTATAATTACAGAATGAAGAAATTTATTAAGAAGGATAGGATGTAGATAGAGCATCAGATTATAATACTAGATAGCTATATATTGAAACTTAAGGAGAGATGCAGTGAAATTATTAATAGAGTTTGTAATATTATATGTTCTATTTATGTCTATGTTTGTAGGAATATTAATTGTAATTTTATATGGGTTTAGAATTGTGCATAGACAGTAAATGGCGTTATAGGGAGGAAATGTTTAATGGATGATGAAGTATTTAAAAATATGGAACAGAGGATTTTTAATTATTTTAATAGGGATAAAAGAATTAGTATTTTGAATAAAAGATTAGAAGTTTTCAAAAAGCAAATAGCTGAGATAGAGTATAAGTTGAAAAATATTGATGTAGACATCCCGGAAGAGTTAAGAGCTGTGGCTTATGAAGAGAGAGTACAGACAAGTCCTACAGGAGAAAGCTATGCAGAAAAAGCTTTGATGAATATAACGGACAGGTTACTTAAGGAACAGACATGGAAGAAAGAACAAGTAGAAGACATAGAGGAAACGTTAAGAAATATGGAAATAGATAATGCTGTAATTGAAACCAATATAAAAGATTTGGAAATTGAGGATCAGGAATTTTTAAAAGAAAAGTATAAGTATAATAAAAAAGATTGGCAATTGGGGATGAAATTCAATATGTCTTCGGGAGGAGCTACAAAAAGAAGACACAGGCTAATTCGAAATATAATCGATTGTTATATGTAGTTTAACAATTAAATACTGTAAATTAAGTGACAGAACTAGGAAGTAATGGGGAAGTAAGTAGGAAGCAAAATGGAACTGTAAAGGAATTAAAATATTGATAAAATGTAATATAATAATATTGTAGACAGTTGGAAGTAGATAGCTGCATAAAAAACGATAACTGGGAAGCCTTGAATAAGGCTTCTTTTTAATATAAATAAGGTAAATTGAGAGGGGGTGGCAACGTAGATATGCCTAGACAAAGGAGTCCAAACAGGGGTAAGGCTTTTGAAATTTATAAAGAACATAATGGAAATATTAGAAATAGACAAATTGCTAATATTTTAAATATATCTGAAAAAACAGTGGGATGGTGGAAAAATAAAGATAAATGGAACTATAAGCTGAATGAAATGTTACAAAAGGGAAGTAAAAAAGGTGATCAGTTTAAAAATAAAAATCTTGAAGCACAAGGTTTTTTTTCTAAGATTTTTCCACCTGAGACTATAGGTATAGTAGAGGATATTATGGCTAAGGATACACTGGATATGCTTTGGGAAAACATAATAATTCAGTATACAGCTATAGCAAGATCACAAAAAATTATGAATGTTAAGAATAAAAAAGATTTCACTAAAGTACTTAAAAAAGAAAAAAGTACTGTGGGAGAAAATTCAGAAAGATTGGAAAGAGATTATGAATTGCAGTTTGCTTGGGATAAGCAGGCAGCATTTTTACAGGCTCAATCAAAGGCAATGAAAACTCTGGAGAGTATGATCAAGCAGTATGAAGAATTATTGAAAGGTAATCTGGCTACAGAGGAACAAAAATTGAGAATTGAGAAATTAAAGATAGATATTAAAAATTCAAATGACATTGGTAATTATGATAAAGAAGGAATTAATGAATTTATTAAGGCTACTACATTAAGTGAGGATGAAGTAAAAGAATTATTTAAGGATGATGAAAATGAGGAAGAAAAAACAAAGTAGGGGCTTTAAATTCCAGCCATTTTCAATGAAACAAAAGAAACTATTATTTTTTTGGGAAAAGGGTTCCCCATTTGCTGATAGAGATATGGTAATAGCTGATGGAGCTATAAGATCAGGTAAAACTATTGCTATGATATGCAGCTTTTTAAGGTGGTCCCTAAAACATTTTAGTGGTGAAAATTTTATTCTTACGGGTAAAACTATAGGGGCACTAAAAAGGAATGTTATAGAACCCATGCAGCAGATATTAAATTCCTGGGGAATTAAATATGAATTTAATAGGTCAGAAAATTATATTGTTGTTGGTGATAATACTTATTATATGTATGGTGCTAATAATGAAAAATCACAGGACAGGCTTCAAGGTTTAACGGCTGCAGGAGTATTTGCTGATGAAGTAGCATTGTTTCCTCAAAATTTTGTTGACCAGATGATAGGACGATGCTCAGTTGAAGGTGCTAAAATCTTTATGAATTGTAACCCGGGTTCACCTTATCATTTTATAAAAACTGAATTTATAGATAAAGCCGAAGAGAAAAATATACTTTATATGCATTTTACTATGGATGATAACTTAAGTCTTTCAGAAAGAGTCAAGGAAAGGTTTAGAAGTATGTTTACAGGGGTATTTTTTAAGCGTTATATATTAGGCTTATGGATACAAGCTGAAGGGTTGATATATGACATGTTTGATGAGGTTAAACATAAAGTTCATACAGTGTTTAGAGATTATAAGGAATACTATATTAGTTGTGATTATGGTACACAGAATGCAACTACTTTTCTTTTATGGGGTAAGTGTTTAGAGAAATGGTACTTGATAAATGAATATTATTACTCAGGAAGAGATAAAGAAAAGCAAAAAGCAGATGATGAATATTATGAAGATTTAGTTGATTTTGCAGGAGATAGAAAAATAGAAGCTGTAGTAATAGATCCTAGTGCAGCCAGCTTTATAGCCTTAATAAAGAAAAAAGGAAAATTTAAAGTTAAAAGGGCTAAGAATGATGTACTAGAAGGAATAAGAAATGTAGCAAGTGCGTTAAATGGAAACTTGCTGCAGTTTAATGATTGCTGTAAAAATACTTTTATGGAATTCTTATCCTATATTTGGGATGAAAAAGCTGTTGAACGTGGAGAGGATAAACCGTTAAAAATTATGGATCATACAATGGATGCTGTAAGATATTTTGTTAATACAATATTATATAAAGATTCTGGTGTGTCAGTATTTAAGTAAAGTGGGGTGGATTATGATATTTAATTTTAAACCTAAAGTTCCAGCAATGAATCAGGAAGAAATTATAAAAGAATTCATTGCCGAATTTGATAAATCAGATAAAAGAAAAAACATGCTTATAGGTCAGGCTTACTATGAAAATAGAAATGATATAAATAATAGAGACAAGTTTTGTTATGTGAACAAACAAAAGGTAGTAGATGAAACTAAAGTAAATAATAAATTAAGTCATGCATTTATGAAACTGATGGTAGACGAAAAGGTTGGATATCTTTTAGGCAAACCGCCAAGATATACTTCTTTAAATGATAAATTTCAACAAAAAATAGATGAAATATTGGATGAAAACTTTGATGATATCCTGAATGAGTCCGGAGTTGAGGCAAGTAACAAGGGAATTTCATGGTTGCAAGTATATATTGATGATGACGAAAAATTAAGTTTTAAGCTAATTCCAAGCGAACAAGTTGTTCCTTTGTGGAAAGATACAGCACATTCCAAACTGCAAGCTGTAATTAGATATTACTATGTTACTGTGTATGAAGGTAAAAATAAAAAAGATGTACTTAAGGTAGAATATTGGGATGATAAAACTGTTATGTATTACACAGATTATAATGGAAAACTTATTCCTGATGTAGAAGCCAATGAAACGACGGAGCCTATAGGGCATTATCTAAAGGATGGTGAATATTATGGATGGGGCAAAATACCATTTATAGTAATTAAGAATAATAGTGAAGAACTTAATGATTTAACCTTTGTTAAATATCTAATTGATGATTATGATTTAAATACCAGTGATACAAGTAACAATCTTGCTGAAATACAATCACTTATATATGTATTAAAAAATTATGGAGGACAGGATATTGGAGAATTTATACAGGATTTAAGATATTACAAGGCAATAAAAGTTGAAGGTGATGGAGGAGTAGATTCTCTTAATTCTAATTTAAATATTGATGCAGTAGAAAAACATTTAGATAGGCTTAAAAAAGATATTTATCAATTTGGACAATGCGTTAACATGGATACAGATAAATTTGGAGCTAATCCGTCAGGAGTAGCCCTTAAATTTTTATATACTGGACTGGATCTTAAGTGCAATAATTTTGAAAGAAAACTTAAGTCCGCATTTAAAAGTATATTTTGGTTCATATCAGAGTATTTAAAACTGAAAAAGGAAGGGGACTTTGATTGTACTTCAGCAAGAGTGAATTTTAACAGAAGCATAATTGCTAATGAAACAGAAACAATACAAAATTGTCAGAAATCAAAAGGCATAGTAAGTGATAAAACTATAATTGAACATCATCCTTGGGTAAACAATGTGACAGAAGAGGAACAAAGGTTATCAAATAATATGTCTAAAAATTAAGAGAGGAGTAATTATAAATGCCGAAGTTGAGTGAAATACTTGGAGAAACATATTTTCAAATACCAGATGGAATAAAGAATAAGTATAAAGACATAGATTTAGTGGATAGTTCAAGCTGCATAGACAAAGAAGAATACAATAGTTTAGAAACAACAAAAATAGATATAGAAAATCAACTTAAAACTGCTAATAAGACTATTGAAGAACTAAAAAAAGATAATAGAGATAATAAAAAACTTCAAAATATAATTGATCAATATGAAAAAAGTTACAAAAAATTGAAAGAAGATAGTGAAAAGAAGATAGCTGAAATGCAATTTAACTATGCTTTAGAAAAAGCTTTAAATAAATCTGGGGCAAAGAATAGTAGAGCTGTTAAAGCTTTGTTAGATGTTGAAAAAATTAAATTAGAAGGAGAATCTCTTATAGGATTAGATAAGCAATTAAAGAATTTAAAAGTATCTGATCCTTATTTATTTGCAGAAAATAAAATAGTTACACCTAAGCCAGGGGATGGAACAAGTACACCAGGAGAAAAATATTTGGCTTCTCAAATAGCTAAAGAAAGAAATAAGAAAGTCAAAAATCCATATGAAAATATGTGGAAATAAAAGGAGGTATAAGATATGTATGTAAAAACAATGACTCTTAATAATGAACTGGAGTTCTTAGCTAGTGGGAAATATGTTAATTTTACTACTACGGTAAGTGATGAAGGTATAACAGCTGATGAATTTGGGAAAAAAATAGTTTCTGCAGGTAGCATATTGGATGTAAATGGGAAAGTAGTTAATGATGCTACTGCTGCAGGAATATTGTTTTCTAGTGTGGATGTTACACAAGGTCCTCAAGTGGGATCATTGATGGTTGAAGGTTATGTATTAGAAGATAGGCTTCCTGTTAAGCCTGTTGATGCAGCAAAAACAGCATTAAAAGAAATAAAATTTAGATAGGAGTGAATATGAATGACTAGAGTAGAAGAGTTGTTTTCACCACAGGCAATTTTAAATTATGTAAAAACAAGAGAACAAATACCAATGTTAGGGGACATATTGTTTCCTGAAACAAAGATAGAGGGATTGGATTTTAAAATGATAAAGGGAGCTAATAACTTGCCTGTAAGCGCTAGTATACATGGATTTGATACTGAAACTGAAATAGGTTCAAGGGATGGGGCTTCTTATAGTGTAGAAGAATTGGCATTAATCAAAAGAAAAATTAAAATGGATGAAAAATTAATAATACAATTAAATTTTCCAAGAAGCCCTCAAGAAGAAACGCAAGCTGTTAACCAGATTTATAATGATGTAGATAATATGATAAATAGTGTTAAAACTAGAATAGAAGCTATGAGAATGGAAGTTATAACTACTGGAAAGCTCAATATAAATGAAAATGGGGTTAAAATTTCCATAGATTACGGAACTCCTGCAGCACAACAAGGCACAACTGATTGGACATCTGCAGATGCAAAAATATTAGAAGATATTTATAATTGGACTGATAAAGTAGTACAAAATGTAGGTTATACTCCTACTAGAGCTGTAACTTCTAAGTCAGTATTAAATCTGCTTTTAACTGATGTGTCAATAAGAAAAGCTATATTTGGAATTAATGCAGACAGGCTAGTAACTAAAGATATGCTTAATCAATTATTATCCTCTATGGATTTGCCTCAAATAGCAACTTATGATTCACAGTATAGGACACAAGGTAATGATGGAAAGTATATAGTTAAGAGATATTTTGAGGATGGCAAATTTGTATTACTTCCAGATAGTAAATTGGGAGATACTGTTTATGGATTAACTGCAGAAGAAATAGAATTAAGAGGTAGAAATGATACGAAAATAGAATCTTTTGGAAACATCGTAGCTGAAATATACAGCACTAAAGATCCCGTAGCTAGGTGGACAAAAGCAGTTGCTACTTGCTTGCCATCATTTCCTTATGCTGATCAGATATACATTGCTAAAGTTAAATAAGAAAATTTAACCTTTTCTTTTTGAGGAGAATAGATTATGTTGGAAAATATAAAAGATATTTTAGAAATACAAGATGATTCCAAAGATAAAATCATTAGTGAATATATAGAAAAAGTTACTCAAAAGGTGCTTAATTATTGCAATATTAAAAGTTTACCTAAAAAATTAGAAGAATTTGTAGAGGATAAGGTTATATCCATAATACAGTATAAACTGAAAAATAGTAACAATAAAGAAGTTAAGTCTATTCAAAGAGGTGATACCAGGATAGAATATGAAGCTTCTAGTGAAAAGGATGAAAGAATACTGCTAAGTTTTGAAGCTGATGAGATGAGAGAATTGAATAATTTTAGAAAGGTTGTCTGGTAATATGGCAGAAGCAGATATACTAAGCCTGACTTATTTTGATAGAGCAACTGTCAAGGGAGAAGTAAAGTATAAAAAAGAAAATGGTGCTTTAGCATTTAAATTGGAGACAAAAGTAGAAAATATGAAATGTGCAGTATCTAGAAAGGACGCTGCAAATGTAAATCAAACAAATACAATAAATAATATACAGTATAATTCTATCATGTTTTGTGCTCCGGATAGTCCTATTGTCTCAGGAGACTACGTACAAGTCATGCTTGAAAATGGAGTTATGAGGGAATATGAAGCCGGAGAACCTTTTTACTATAAAAGTCATCTTGAAGTACCACTTTTTAGAAAGGAGAAATCATAATGGGCCTGGATATAAAGGGATTGGATGAATATAAAGATAGCATGAACAAGCTTATCAAAGGTAAGCTTGATGAAGAACTTGAAAAGCAAATTTTAATAGTTGCAAATAAAGCTCTCACAGAAATCAAGAATAAAATTATGGATACAGCGGATGGAAAAGGTTGTGAAGATTTAATAAAAAGCTTGAAAGTAGGAAACTTGGTTAGGGAAGGTAATAAGTATTATATAGAAATATTTAGTACATTAGATTCTATAAGCTATGTTGAATACGGCCATAAAACTAGACTTGGAAAAGCACCCCATCCGGATACCTATAAAGAACATGGCAAAATTGCGTTTGTTCCAGGCAAGCATATGTTTAAAATCAGTTCGGAAAAATTGGAAAAAGATTTACCCGAATATATTTCAAACTGGTTTAACAGTAAAATTAAGGAGTATATATCATGATTGAATTAAGAGATATAAAGGATGCTGTAAGCTTGAAACTAAGCAGTGAATTTAAAGAATATGAAATATACGATGAAGAGATAAGACAGGGGTTTGATCCGCCTGCTTTTTTTATACAAGTAATTCCTATAAGTACAGTGAGATCAAATATGTTTACTAAAAATCCATCTCTGACTGTAGACATTCATTTCTTCCCAAAGACGGAATGTAATGATGACTTATATGATATGGAAAACAAATTAGAACAAAGTTTTGTAAATGGAATTAAGGTTAAGGATAGATATATTGATATTTTAAAGACAGAATGCCAAATAGTTGATTTTGTATTACATTTTCAAATAAGTTTGGATTATCTGGTTTCAATAAGAGATCAAATCAATAAAGATACTCAAAATTATGAACTCATGAAAGAAGTTCAATTTAATAAGGAGGTAATAAAATAATGGGTTTACCAAGTATAAATATTATGTTTAGACATGCCGGCCAAACGGCTGTACAAAGGGGCGAGAGAGGAATAGTTGCATTGATATTGGAGGATAAAGTTCCTGATATCAATCCAATAGTTATGAGTGGCGTGGATGATATCCCCAATATATTAACTGAAGAAAACAAAGAACAAATTAGTCTTGCTTTCGTTGGATATATAAATCCACCTAAGAAGGTTATAGCTTATATAGTTGCAAAACCAGTGGCAGTAGAAGGAGGGGCTGCTCCAGCAGTGGATTATGCAGAAGCTCAGCATTATCTTGAAACTATTAAGTGGGATTATATAGCTGTTCCAGAAATTGATGATTCAGCTGTAACGAATTTTGCTTCATGGATAAAAGGATTGAGAAGCAATAAAGGAAAAAACGTTAAGGCTGTACTCCCAAATTGTGCTGGGGATAGTGTTGGAATAATAAATTACTGCAATAAAAGTAATAAACAAACTGGCAAGGAGTATACAGCAAAGGAATATTGCAGTAGAATAGCAGGACTTTTAGCAGGTACTCCACTAAATTCATCAGCAACATATGCAGCTTTACCTGAACTCATAGATTGTGACCACCTGACTAAGGATGAAGCAGATACAGCTGTAGATGCTGGAAAACTTATTCTTATAAACGATGGTGAAAAGGTAAAAGTAGCAAGAGCAGTGAATAGTTTGGCAACACTTACTAGTGATGAAGATGAAAGTTATAAAAAGATCAAGGTAATAGATATTATGGATCAAGAAAACCAGGATATAAAAAAGGTTGCTGAAGATAGTTATATAGGTAAGGTAAGTAATGATTATGACCATAAAATACTTTTAATAAGTGCAATTGGAATTTATTTTGAGCAGTTGGAATCCCAGGGACTTTTGGACAAGGGTAAAAGCAGTATAAATATAGATATTCAATCACAAATGGAATATCTAAAGAGTGTGAACTATAAAATGTCTGATGGTAGAACTGTAGACCAAATGACCGAACAGGAAATTAAAGAGGCCAATACAGGAGATAAAGTATTTATATCAGGAAATCAAAAAATTGTTGATGTTATGGAAGACATTCAATTTGCAATAGCAGTTTAGGGGGGATTATATATGAATTCAATTGGAAATTATAATGAAGAAAAAACTATGTATGGTAACTTTGGTTCCGTATGGATTGACGATCAACAGGTTAGTGAGGCAACTGGACTTCAAGCAAAATTCAAGATGAATAAATCTGAAGTACCTATGTGTGGCACAATGTTTAAAAAATATAAGATAACATCTGTTGAAGGAAGTGGAACTTTGACTATGAATAAAGTTTCTTCAAGAATGATACTTTTGATAGGTGATTCAGTACTAAATGGGAAAGAACCTGTGTTTAATATTATAAGTAAATTGTCTGACCCAGGAAATGGAGGAACAGAAAGAATAAAGCTTATTGGAGTAAAGTTTGATGAATTGACACTTGCAAACTGGAAAGCAAAGAGCCTGGGAACAGAGTCAGTACCATTTACTTTCGAAGCTTTTGAAACATTGGATACTATTAACCCAAGTATAATATAAACTAAATTTGAGGAGGATTTTCGTATTATGAACAATAAAGTAGATTTGTTACTAAAATTGGATAAGACAAAACTTGTAAGACCAACAAGGGAAATTGAGATAAAAAGGCTTTCTGAAAATTTAGGAGAGCCTTTTGTTATTACTTGTCAAGCATTAACTTCTGATGAATATGAAGAATTGCAGGAAAGTGTGTCTTTGAGTGCTGACGGTAAAATAAATACTGATAAAAATATACAAGTAGAAACTGTAATAAGAGGAGTAAAAGATCCTAACTTGAATAATCAAAAGATAGTTGAATATTTTGGAGGTATAAGTGCATCTGATGCAGTAGGAAAGATATTTTTACCTGGAGAGGTAAGCTCAATTTATACTGTGGTAACTGAATTAAGCGGGTTTAATAAAGATGCAGTCAAAGAAATAAAAAACTTATCGACTCAGATGGGGAAATCAGGCTCATGTACGAACTCTGGAAAGAAAAAAGAATAACAAAGCCGTCTGAGTATTGGAATTATAGCTCTGGTGACAAATTGTTTACCAGAGCTTTTTGGAATAAGTATATTGAAGATAGAAACAATAAAGTGAAGGGTATGGAGATAAATAAAACACCTGTATTTCCAGTTAGTGTTATATAAATTGTATTTTTAAGTAAAAGGAGGTGAGCAATTGGCAGAAATAAAGACAAGTTTGAGTTTAGAAGACAACTTTTCAGCTCAAATAAAAAAAGCAATAGATAGAACAGATACTTTTGCTGATTCTGTAGCTAAAGCTAAAAAGCAGATGGAAGGTTTGTGTTCAAGGGAATTTAAAGTTAAAGGTAATACCGTAAAAAAATTAACTCAGACTAAAAGGGCTATGGAAAGTATGCGAAGAGATATTATAATAACCATAGCTGCTAAAGATGTTGCATCAAGTAGTATTAGTAGAATTGGAGGACACTTAAAGTCATTTGCATCAGAGACATTCAAGCCAACTATTAAGATTAAAGATGAAGCAAGTAAAGTATTGAAGGATATAAAACAAAAATTGACTAGTATAAGGAATGCCACAAAAAGTATTATAAATATGGATGTTGGTAAAAAACTATATGGCTGGACAATTGGAAGTGCTTCATCTAATGAACAGCAATTATTTAATATGCAATCTATAATGAATAGCAAAACAAAGGGATCTGAAATGATGGGTTTTGCTTATAAGGAAGCACAGAATAATTCACTTAAAAGTTCCGATACAATAAATGCAGTGGGACAACTTGCTTCAAATGGTTTAGATGCTAAAAAATATTTAGAACCATTAATGAATCTGAGTGTCTCACATAAAAATGCTTCTACTGAGGATATAGCACATGATTTTTCACTAGTTAAAAATGGACAAATGGGAGAAGCACTTGATGGATTAAAGAAACTAGGTATTAATAATGGATTAAAGAAACTAGGTATTAATAAAAGTGATTTAGAAAAATCAGGAATGAAGTTTAATGATAAAAATGAAATTACAAATATGAAAGGTGACCAGGCATTAAACTCTGTAATGAATATTATAAATTCTAAGTATGGCAATTCAACAAAAGATTATTCAAATACTGCCCAAGGATTAATAAACAGGGGACAAAATTCTATTGGAAGTATGGGAAGAAGCCTTGCAGGAATAAATGATAAAGGTGAAACTATAAAAGGAGGATTGTTTGATAATTTTAAGAAGCAGTTACAGGCAATAGACCCATTACTTGAGAAAATTCAAAAATCAAAAGCCTTTGCTGAATTGCAGAAAGAGATTGGCAATATAGCAACAGTTGGCGGAAACAAGCTGCAAGCTTTTCTGAAGTCTTTTGATAATCCAGCCAAAGTAAAACAATATGGAAATACTATTAAAACAATGGCTGGAGATATTAAAGCAGTTGGAACAGTTGGAATTCAATATATAAAGAATGTGTCAACAATACTTATGCCACTTATAAAAACAGCTGCTGCACATCCAAAATTATTTGCAGGGTTGTTTGTTGGACTTCAGGCAGGTAAAGGTGCTTTTAATATAGTATCTACTTTTAATAAAATAAAAAAAGAATTTCCAATTCTCAATACTGCGGCAAAAATGTTCGGCAAAAATTTTGGAAATGCAATGAAAACAGTTGGAACCATATTTGGCAGTGTAGGGAGAAACATTATAGGATTTGCTAAGTTAATACCAGGTGTACTTAATACTGTTATTGGTACAGTTAAATTATGGGTAGGTGTAATAGGAAATTTGTTAAAGAGTCGCCTTATTAGTACAATAAAAATTGTAGCATCTAGAATTATAAGTATTATTAGGTCAGTATTCTTATTTATACAGGCAAATCCTATAGTCTTAGTTATAACTGTAATAATAGGAGCATGTGTGCTTCTTTATGAAGCTTGGAAACATAACTTCGGTGGTATAAGAGATAAAACACATGAGGTTATTGAATTTGTAAAAACTAAAATTGAAAGTGTCAGAGAAACATTTGAAAGTGTCAAGAAACATGTGTCTGATTTTGTAGCAGATATTAAAAAACTTTGGGGCGGGTTAAGAGATTTTTTTGCTCATCCGATAAAGGGAACTATAAATTTATGGAAGAAGTTAACTGGTAGCGGAACAGAGAAGGGTAATGCATTAGGCACAAGCTATTTTGAAGGCGGATCTACCTGGATAGCTGAAAATGGACCTGAGATTGTAGAGCTTCCCTCAGGGAGTAAGGTATATAACAATAGGCAGACTACGAATATTTTAAAAGGAATGAATGCTCAGGTACCAAAGGCTCAAGGAATGTCCATGGTCCCAAAGTCTATGGGAGCATATGCACCAACGATTAATACATCTAAAATAGCAAACCAAATGAAGTCTTTAAAAACTCAATCCGTAAAATGGGGAAAGGATGTCCCAGGAAGTTTTGGAACAGGCATAAATAATAATATGAAACCTATAACTGATTCTGTAACTACCATGGCCACAAAAATAAAAGAGCTAATCCACTTTTCATCACCGGATAAAGGCCCATTAAGTGATTTTGATACCTATCCAGTTGACATGATGAAAACTTTTGGCAGTGGAATTAAAGATAATACAAAACTTGTAACTAATCCAACAACCAATATGAGTACACATGTAAAAGGTGTTTATTCAAACTTGAATACAGCTAGTCTTTCTTATGGATCTCAAACAATGCAGGAATTTGGTTCAGGAATTCAAGCGAGTGCTGGTAATGTAGTTGCAATAGTTAAAGCTCTTACAGATAAGGTTATTGAACAATTCAAGACAGGTTTTGGAATACACAGTCCCTCAAAAGTTATGTTTCAAATGGGTGGACATTTGATGCAAGGATTAATTAATGGAATGTCATCAAAAGATGTAAAATCGTTTATACAGAATTGGATAGGAAGTATAATGAGTGCAGCAGGTGGAACAGTAACTGGATGGCTAACAGCTGCAATAGCATTAACAGGTGCTCCAATGAGTTGGCTACCTGCATTACAGATGATTGCTATGGGTGAATCTGGAGGAGATCCAATGAGTATAAATTTATGGGATATAAATGCTCAAGAAGGACATCCTTCAAAGGGACTCATGCAGTTAATTGATGAAAATATGGAAGAATTTCATTTGCCCGGTATGACTGATATATGGAATCCTATAGAAAATGCAGCAGCTGCAATTAGGCTAATTGAACATGATTATGGAAATCCATGGAATACACCTGGAGTTAGAAGTGAAATGTCAGGAGGAGCTTATAAAGGATATGCAGTTGGACTAACAAGAGTTCCTTATGACAATTTCCCGGCAATGCTCCATGAAGACGAAAGAGTTTTAACTGCCAATGAAGCGCGTAACTATAATAAGAAAGCTGATGGAGCTTCAGTAATAATTCAAAAATTGGCGGATAAGATTGAAGTTAGAGACGATAGTGATATAGATAAAATAGCCACTGCTTTAGCTAAAAAGTTAAAGTCTGTGGCTTTTAACATGTAGGGGGTGTTTTAATTGAAAGAATTTTGGCTAATGCAGGGCAGTGAAAAATTAAGGCTGCCTGTTCCTCCTGGTAATTATTCTATAAAGGGCTCTAACAATAATTCAAGTTTTAGTGTAGAAAATTTTGGAGAAGTTAGTTTTTTGGGCAAAACCAATTTATGCGAAATAGGAGTTATAGAGACTTTTTTCCCAAATAAGAATTATACCTTCTGTCAGTATTTAGAATTTCCAAAGCCCTGGGATTGTGTAAATTTAATAGAAAAGTGGAGAGTTAGCGGCAAACCCATTCGTTATATAATAACGGATACACCTATAAATATAGCCTGTTCTATAGAATCTTTTGAATATAAAGAAAATGATGGAACAGGTGATATTTCTTTTTCACTTCAGCTTAAAGAATACAGAATAATAGATGCCACTACAAGAAAGTTCAATAGTCTATCAAATGGATATCAGAATGTAACTTTTTTAGCTGCAGATATAGCTGCGGTAAACAAAAGGCCAATTGATAAACAAACGCCGACTCAATATACGGTTAAAAAAGGAGATACTTTGTATCTAATAGCAAAAAAGGTGTATGGTGATGGTTCAAAATGGCAGGAGTTAGCTGAGAAAAATCTCATCAAAGATCCTACAGATATCCCTGAAGGGACAGTGCTTAAATTATGATTAAAATTTACAGTATGTATAAACGTTCAATAACTACGGACATAACAAATTACTGTAAAACAATAGTTTGGTCTGGCGATAAGGAACAGGTTGCAAGGAAACTGGAAATAACAATAGCCTATAGTATTTTTGACAAAAATCAATTAAACACGCAGATAGGTCCGGGCAATTTAATATGGATGCTGGAAGATGGAAAGGAATTGTTCAGAGGGTACGTTTTTGATAGAGACATAGAAAGCAGTAATCAGGAACTTACATTTACTGCTTACGATTACTTAATTTATTTCACAAAATCAAAAGGAACGTACAATTTTAAAAATGTATTACCTGAAGATATAGTTGGAGCTGTTTGTGATAACGCAGGAATACCTGTGGGGGACATCGGGAAATCAAATTGGAAAATAGATTTATTGGCCAAAGATAAGACTTTTTATGAAGTAATAATGATGGCTTATACTAAAGTTTGGCATCTGGATAATGGAAAATATAACTTTATGCCCTATGCTGAAAAAAACAAGTTGGGACTTATGAATATGGGAATTCCCATAGATAACTTGATAATTACTCCTGATATAAATGTAGGAAATACCTCATACAGTGATGCAATTGACAGTATGATAAACAAAGTAAATGTATATAAATCAGATGGAACTTACGTGGGTACTGCATGGCAAAGAGATTGGATTAATATGTATGGAATACTTCAAGATGTTTATGAGGCTGAAGAAGGAAAAGATGCTATGACAGTTGCAAATAGTATGCTGCATGGAGTAGACAGAACGGTTAAAATAAGTGTTTTAGGAAATACGAAATGTACTACTGGTTGGGGTGTAAATTTAGAAATCCCATATATTAGTGATCTTAGTAAAGTAACAATGTGTATTGATACGGATACTCATACCTGGGAAGTAGCTTCTGGGAAATATACTATGGAGTTAGACTTGAATTTTGAAACTAAAATGAAATTGATAGAGGAGGACAAATCTGAATGAATGTAAAGAATCCTTATAGTGAAATAATTAATTTGATGAGAGATCAGGGCTCGCAATATAATCCTTCATCAATTGAATTGGGAATAGTTTCAAGCACAGATCCTATAGTGGTACAATTGGGGGATTTACCTTTAGACAAAGACAACTTATATATTGCGGACTATTTAAAACAAGGATATTCGAGACAAATAAGTATACCTTCCACTGATGCTTCTGGCTCCACCTCCAATGGAAGCATCAGTTCCATAGGTCTTCCAAAAGCCAATTTAAACTTTTCAGATAGTGGATTAAAAGAAGGAGATATTGTTGCACTGATCAAAGTGAGTACAACTAGATACTTAATACTATTAAAGGTGGTGGCAGCATGAGCATACTTCCAAATCAAACTGTAGATATAAATACAGTAATTGAAAGTACTACACAATCTGATAATTTACCGATTCCAAAAGAATACGGGTGGGACTTTGAAAAAAATGAGTTTATTCTTAAAGATGGCAAATTTATAGTAGTGGAAGGAAATGAGGCAATAAAAATATGGATATGGAAGGTTTTAAATACGCCAAGGTACAGGTACCTGGCCTATACTTTAAATTATGGGAATCAAATAGAGGAATTAATAGAAAAATCACTTAGTAGAAGTGTAATAGAATCTGAAGCTAAAAGATATGTAGAGGAAGCACTGTCTATTAATCCATATATACAGGAAATCGAAAGCTTTAGTATAGAATTTGAAGGAAGTAGGGCAGTTATTAATTTTACAGCTAAAACTTTATATGGAGAGGTTGATATAAGTGTATAGTGAAGAAAATAGTCAGCAGATAATCTTGAACAGAATGTTAAATGATATACCTTCTGATATAGATAAATCAGAAGGTAGTTTTGTGTATGACGCTGTTTCTCCTGCTTCAAATGAAGCAGCACAAATTTATATTACAGATGATGAAATACTTAAGAGAACTTCACCATTTACTGCAGCAGGTACTGATTTAGAAAACATAACAAATCCTGTTGGAATTAAAAGAAAACAAGGTGATAAAGCAGCCACAAAACTTAGAGCTACAGGAGTGGATGGAACAGTTATTTTGGCAGGTACTTTTGTACAAACTAAACATGGCTTAACGTATGTAGTGCAAAATGACACTGTTTTAAACAATGGTCAGGCATTAGTAGATATACAGGCAAGGGATGTGGGAAGCAAATATAATGTACCTGCAAATACCATTACACAAATGACCATTATGATTCAAGGAATAATGTCCATTACCAATCCTGATCCTGTAATTAACGGATATAATATCGAAGACGATGATAGTTTAAGAAAAAGGTACTTTGAAAGGATGCAAACACCGGCAGCAAGTGGAAACAAAGCACAATATAAAAGCTGGGCCAAGGAAGTTACAGGAGTTGGAGATGCTAAAGTATTTCCTCTGTGGAATGGAAATGGTACCGTAAAAATAGTTATAGTTAATGAGAACAAAAGAGCTGCAGATCAACAACTAATTCAAAAGGTCAAAAATTATATAGATCCTGAACCTTCTTCACAAGGAGAAGGTCAAGCACCTATAGGTGCAGCTTTAACAGTAGTGTCTGCTTCGGAAAGGGCAATAAATCTATCTGCAAAAGTAATTCTTGCAGAGGGATATGTAATACAGCAGGTACAGGATAATTTTGCGGCTGCAATTGAACAGTACCTTAGCGATTTAGCATTTAAAGATACTTATGTAAGTTATGCTAAAATAGGCAGAGTGCTTCTTGAGGTTGATGGTGTTGTGGATTACAGTAATTTGATTTTAAATGATAATACGGTAAATGCAGCCTTGGACAATGAAGAAATTCCTGTAATGGGTACGATAGATTTGGGGGTGTGATAAATGGCATATCCACAAGAAGTAGATAAATTTATAGAAAAATTGAATAAGCTGGACAAAAATACCTATGTAATAGAAGAAGAGGTACAGTTAACAGATGGTATATATGAAGGTGAGCTGCAGCATGACAATGTGAGTTTGTCTTCCATAAATGTATATACGGGTTCAAAACTTACAGGAAGTAAAATAGAAAATGTTATAGTATCAACTCCAAGTCTTACACCATGGAAAAGGGATGTTAAAATATTTTCAAGCAAATCTACTGTTTATATTACCTATGAAACTACAGGGGATACAGTGGAATCGGATGATATAAATAAAGTACAGAATAGTATTATAAATACACAAACCGAACTGGATAGATATAAAAGTACTAATAACAACAGGGTATCTGACGATGAAGCTAAACTTGATGCGGTAGAAAATAATAAAGCGGAGAAGACATATGTTGATACTGAACTTTTAAAAAAATCAGATAAAACAGATACTTATACGAAGGAAGAAACGGATCAGAGAATACAAAATGTTGTAGGCGCTGCTCCTTCAGCATTAGATACTTTAAAAGAAATTGCCGATTCTTTAGGTGACGATAAAGATTTTGCTGGTACTATGACAAAAAATTTATCTCTAAAGGTTGATAAAGTTGATGGAAAACAACTTAGTACAGAGGATTATACCACAACAGAAAAAAACAAATTGGCCGGTATAGAAGAAGGTGCAAATAACTATATTCATCCAGCAACACATCCTGCTTCGATGATAACAGAAGATAAAAATCATAGATTTACCAATGATACTGATAAAGCAAATTTAAAGGATGTAAATAGTAAAAAACATATTCACAGTAATTTAAGTTTACTGGAAATTTTAACTCAAGATTTAATAGATGGGTGGAATAGTGCTGTAAGCCATATAACAGATAAAGTTAAACATATAACTTCAGATGAAAGGATGCTGTGGAATACAGTAAGCAGTAAGGCTGATAGTAATGATGTATATAGCAAAACTGACAGTGACAATAAGTTTACAACCAAGACGGAACTAAGTAATGCTGGTTATGGGAATATGCTGAAAAGTATTTATGATAAAGATGATGATGGTGTGGTAGATGGATCTGAAAAGCTTATAATACAAGATACAAGAAATGTGAAAACTTCTCCCGGAGATTATTCTAAAACGCTGTCAATTAAATTTAAAAATTCTTCAGTAGTAGGATTATCTGGTGGTACTTATTGTACAATTATAGGATTTAGAGGATGGAGTGATGATAGTGGGGATGCTGCCCACGAAATCGGATTTCAAAGTGATGGAGTGATAAAAGTTAGGACAGGTACCACAGCTTCAGGATGGGGAGCATGGAAAATGTTAAAGGGGTCTGTAACCTGGAATGATCTTAAGGGGGTGTAGTGAATGTATGGTAATAATCTTTATGGAACAATAGAGTATGCAGAAGATAATATTTCAGATGAAGAGATCAAGCCATATATTCCAGATCTAATGAAATATCTTCCTCCATGGTACTACAATACTTCAATAATGAATAAAATTCAAAATTCCATAGGAAAAGAAATGGGTTCGGCTAAGTACAATCAGCAGGATTTGCTTAAGCAATTTTTTATTGATACTGCAACTTGGGGATTAGGAATTATATGGGAAAAACCTTTGAAAATTGCCATAGATTTAAATAAGAGCTGCGAGGATAGACGTGAAATTATAAAAGCAAAGATGAGAGGCTCTGGAACAACTACAGCACAAATGATAAAAAATACTGCAGAGGCTTTTAGTGGAGGGGAATGTAATGTAATATTTCATCCTGAGGGATATTATTTTACAATTCAATTTGTTGGAATAAAAGGTATTCCTAAAAATATGGAAGTTTTTAAGAAAATGCTTGAGGATATTAAACCAGCCCACCTGGGATATGATTTTAAATATACTTATACAGTTTGGAACTTTTTGAAAAATAAAGGTCTTACAGTAAATCAGGCTAAATCAAATACATGGGATAGCCTAAAAGTTTATGATGGATAGGAGGATGATGTAAATGAAGAAAACAGCAAATTATGGGTTAAAAAAGCCAGAGGGTACAGATGTAGTAGATATACAAAATTTCAATGACAATGCTGATATTATTGATGCTGAATTAAAAAAGAGAGCTTTAAATACTCAAATACCAACTGTACCAGTTAAATCTGTAAATAGTAAAACAGGTGCTGTTACTTTATCTGCAAGTGATATAAAGGCAGCAGATGGGGCAACTTTAGAAGCTGCAAAAGGAAAAGTTAGTTCGCATATGGCAGATACTACGGCTCATGGTATTGGTGATAAAACTAAGCTTAATACAACTGCAAAGAATACTATAGTGGCGGCAATCAACGAGGTTTTTCAATCTGGCACTAGCGTAAAATCTAGTACGATTAGTGCCGTAAATAGTAAAGGACAAAGTCTTAGTACCACATCTACATGGGATCAGATTATAGCTGCTATAAATTCTATAGCAAGAGGACAAGGTAATGCAGTGGAATCTCAGGTATTGAGCGGAGTAGATTTTAGTAATGCAGATGGAAAGTTAAGGCATGGTACTATGCCAAATAATGGAGCAATAAATATTACACCTTCAGGTTCAGCGCACACAATACCTGCAGGATATACTAGTGGTGGTTCTGTTAGTGCTGTTTCAGTGCCTGTAGCAAATGTTTTATCTGGCACTACTATTGCAGGTCAAGTAGGTACTATGCCCGACTATAGTAATACTACAGATCAAATAATGAATTATCCTTCTTGTATAACTAAAATTGATAATCTTAATACCGATGGAGATGGAGTAAAATATGGAGTTTTACATGCAATAGTAAATATAAATGGCCATGTTAATGAAAATACAGAAATTCAACAACGTGTAAATGGATTAAATCCAGCAGTTATAAAAGCTGGGCACTCATTAGGTAAACCCGGTTTACTTACAGGTACTTTTACATCAGATGCAACAGCAACAATAGATGATATAGTATCTGATAAAACAGCTTATGTAAATGGAAATAAGATAGTTGGAACGGGAAATAAAGCCAAAAGATTTGTTAGTGGAACAGTCACAGCTGATAGTCAGGGCAATTTTGTAATAGAGCCTAATATTAATATCACTGTAGCTATCATTTCATTTACTTCGATTAGAGGACTAAAAATAACAGGTATTCTTATTATTCCTAATAGATTTGAAAGTCAGTTTTTTATAGGTTCAGATGGTAAAGTATATAGTGGTTATAGTGTAGATATTATGCAAGGGAGAATCAGGGGTTGGGTTGATGCTAATGTAGATGTAGAATATAAAATTTATGAATAGGAGGGCAAATAGCCGAATAAGACTACAAAGCATAATATAAAGGTATTGAATTACAGGTGAGAGGTATGACATGGGAAATGAAGTATTTAAAATTGCAGTTAACCAGGGAATATGGGTGGCGCTATTCGTAGTACTGTTTTTTTATAGTCTAAAAGAACAGGAAAAGAGGGATAAGAAAGCAGAGGAAAGAGAGAAAAAATACCAGGATATAATTTCAAAGCTTACAGATAAGTTTAACATTCTTGAAGATGTTAAAAAAGATGTGGCAGAGGTAATAGAATATTATTGCGAACCAAACCAGAAATTAACTTCCTAAACTTAAAAGCACCAAAACATCTAATAGTTTTACAGAAAGGTTGATACAAATGTATAGTGAAGAAAATAGTCAGCAAATAATTTTAGACAGACTGTTGAATAATACACCCTCTGATGTAGACAAATCAGAGGGCAGTTTTATTTATGATGCTGCGTCTCCTGTTTCCAATGAGATAGCACAAGCATACATAAATATGGATGTTATATTAGATAAAGCCTTTGCTAAAACAAGTTATGGTAAATGGCTGGATATGATATCCGAATCACATGGAGTTCCTAGAATCATAGGCAATAAATCAACAGGGCAAGTTACATTTACGGGAAAAGACAATACATCTATTTATAAAAATACAGTAGTTCAAACTAAGGCAGGATTAAGATTTATAACAGATAAGGATGTGGTTATTACAAATGGATCTGCATCAGTAACCATAACTGCAGAAGACATTGGAAGCAAATATAATGTACCTGCCAGTTCTATAGATCACTTAACTTTTAATATAAATGGTATAACAAGTATAAACAATGATGATGAAGTTAAAGGAGGAACCGATACGGAAACGGATGATTATTTAAGAAGCAGATTACTGGAAAAAGTTCAAAATCCACCTAGCAGCGGTAATATGCAAGATTATAAAAGATGGGCTAAGGAAGTAAGTGGTGTAAAATATGTAAAAGTAGTTCCACTTTGGAATGGGAATGGTACGGTAAAACTTATAGTTTCAGGGGAAAATGGAGCACCGCTGGATGAGACTGTACTTCAAAATGTTAAAGATTATATTGACCCTCATAACGGAACTGGAGAAGGTAAGGCACCTATGGGAGCAAATGTGACTATTGTTACATCAACGCAGATGAAAATAGATGTAAATATCTTAGGCTTAAGTATTAAAGATGGATATGAATTGAGTACTGTAAAATCTAACATTCAAGCAGTTGTAAACAAATATTTAAATGGTTTGAATCCAGGAAGCGTAATAAACTACAATAGCATTAGAGCTTCAGTAACTTTTGCAGAAGGTGTAAGTGATTTTATAAATGTAACAGTTAATTCAGAAACGGCTAATATAAATACTTCGGATGAACAAAAATCAGTTTTAAATACAATAACATATAGTTAGGGGGCGGGTATATGGATTTAAAATCTTATCTGCCGCCTTTTATTTTTGATTCAAAAGTATTAACAAACTTATTTGATGGATATGAAATTGAATTAGATACTTTGAATAATAATTTACAAGATTTATTAAATCAGTTATTTCCTCAAACCGCTTCATGGGGATTAAAGTTTTGGGAAGAGTTTTTAGGTATACCTGTAAATGAAAGTTTAGATATAATAATTAGAAGAAGCAAAATACTTTCCCAAATGGCAATGATTAGTCCAATGACCTTTAATAGATTCTGTTCCATAATTTCTAAATTTGCTGATAAAACAGAGGTAGAACAACATTTTAGTGATTATAGCTTTGATGTAACGCTTATTACAAAACATAATTTTAATATTAATTTGCAGGATATTGCTAAAACTATTGAGACTATAAAGCCAGCTCATTTGGGTTATTCATTTAATTTAGAAACTCAAAAGGATATAAACATTGCTGTAAAAAGGGAGTTTGCATTTAATCCTTTAAATATGTGCGGGGATTTTTATTGTGGAGATGGAATTGTTGTAAGCAGCTGTGGTAGGAGTTATTTAAGTTCAATAGCTGCTCACGCTGATTACAGTAAAAATATTAAAAATTATGACCTAACTGGAACAATAGTTTCTAGTATAAATCCAGACAATGAAAATGGAATAGCAACAATAGGAAGAGCTTATTCAGTAAATGAAAATATTAAAGCTGCTGAAAACCACCTATATGATACTCAATTAAGTAAAAATGATGTAAGTGCTTCTGTTGTAGGGAGCATTAATAATTTATCTTTACAAATACAGACTAAAAAAAGTAATACTATTAAGAATTACACACAAGCAGGAACAATTTTATCTAGTGAAAATGTAGATGGCGAAGAAGGAGAAACTATAATAGCAAAAACTTATGATTCAACAATTCGAGAGAATTTAAACAAAACTGATTCTATAAAAAAATATAATCAAGCAGGAGATATCCTGGCTTCAGAGGAGGAATATTTATGATAACTTCGATAGGCTTTAACAATGTATTAAATTATATTTCAGGCCTTATAAGCAAAGGCAGGTATGTTTTAGATGGAAATAATGTAGATGTACCTATATTGAGTAAAAATATAGATGGCAGTACTTTAACTGTAAATATATTTTTAGCAGATGGTACTGGGGGAGCAGTAACAGATATAAAGTTGATAGGTACTGACGGACAAGTATTTGCAGATAAGCCTGATACTATTGAAAAACTAGCAGCTCAAGGAGTGCTAGTTATTTTTAAATTTACAATTACGGAGGTATAGTAAATGGATTATAGTAAAACATTATGGAAAGACCATATCAAAGATCAAAATGGAAATGTTATTCAACAGGGGACGCCAGTATCTGCACAGCATTTAAACAATATTGAAAATGGATTAGCAACAGCAGTTGAAGAAATAAATAATAATGTAGGAATGATAAGAGAAACAATACCTAGTGGATTTACTACATTAAGTGATTTAGATTACGGTTATATGGCGACTAATCCTAATCAGATAAGGTTATCAAGTGACAGTGTAGCTTTTGTAAATGGATACAAGGTTACTATACCAGCAGGAACAATAATTCAATTAGATACACCTCCAACTTATGATCCAGTCGCTAAAACAGGAGTGGCTTCTAGGGATGATTTAGTATTTTTAGAGGTATGGAAAATGCCTGTAACAGATACAGGTGGAGAAAAGATAAATTGGAGAATAAGAGTAGTTGATGGAGTAGATTTTGACAAAGTATATCATTCTGGAAATACTACAGATAAATTCTTAGGGTGGGATGACCCATCACACTGTTCTAATATAACTATGCAAGGGGGTAATATATCTCCTACGTCTATTGATTTTCGTAATGTATTTAGAAATGCTAATATTTCTATAGGAGATTTTAAAGGAATAGATGATGCTGGTTTATGGTTATGGTATCCTTCTAGTGATTGGGAAATTCCTGATGCAAAGGACTATTCAAGGACAGTGGATGGTTATGTATATGCTATTCCAATGTTTAAGGTTAATAGAAGAAATTCTGGAGGATATAGTGTTAATAATGGCAATGGAAGTATTCTATGTTCCTTTATTAATATCAATAAGAATAATCAGGTTATAGGTGATACAGTTATATCATTAACTGGTAATAATAATGTTCCTTCAGTTGAGGGTATATTCATAGGTGATACAGTTAGATTTTACAGATATGATAATCCAAAGGATTACTTTATACGAACTATTACTGCTATAGACACTATTAATAAAACTGTCACATTAAACACTGGAATTCCAGAGAATATGACAGCAGGATGTTATTTCATGGTAAAAGAGACTTTAAGACCAGATTTACTATATGCAGATATAGTAGATGATAGAGATATATTAGATTTACGTCATCAAGTTTCTTTAACTGGATTTAATTATCAAGAACTTTTAGAGGAAAACTTTGATAAGTTATTAAGGGGAGAATTGCAAACAAAAGAAAGAACTAAAATGCTTAAAACTTATCATGGTATATCTAAAACACCTATAGATGCAAATACTGTTTTTTATGCTAGTTTTGATGGAACTACTACAGCGGAAGTAGGAAATACACCCACAATAATAGGTAGTCCTTCATTTAAATCTGGATTAACAGGATTAGGGGTAAAAGTAAATCAGAATAATAGATTAGAATACAGCTTAAATTTAGATACTGCATTGACATATACAATAGATTTTATATTAAATATGCATGATAATACCTTGTATAACAACTATATATTTATTGCTTGTGCAAATAATAGTTTAATAAATCTATTTAGTCTAATGCAAAGAGCCGATAATACTATAATGTTATATTATACGGATTCCTTAAATATGGATTTTATAATAGATAATAATAAAGAAAATCATATACGTATTATACGTAAAGCAACTTCAGCTAATATATATGTAAATGGAAAATTCATTGGTTCATTAACTGGACTTCCTGCTCTTGCTAGTGGGGAAAATACTTTAAAGATTGGTTCTTCTTCATCTGATGTAACTCCAATAATATCTGATTTATCTATATCTAATATAGATAGAGGTTCTACTTTTGCAACTTTACCACAAGATTTTATAGATGGTTATGCTAGAATAGCACCCGCATTTAATAGTCAAAGAAATGTATTTAGTGATGCATTAACTACAGAAACTAAGCAGGAACTTATAGATGTATCTGGAACAGGTAACAAGTCCTATATTAAATTAGGGGATGTTACTGATTGGATAAAAGATGATAGTACAAAGTGGAACGCAGGAGATAAAATAAAACTTGATACCTTAACTGGTGAGATAATAACTGGAGTAATAGATACAGATACAGCTATAGCTAAAATAATAAAATACGTTCCTACAGTAACAAGTGGAAGTTTTAATATTAATGTAGATGATATAAGTAAGTTATCAGTGGGAGATACCTTACATGAAATACAAGCTAATGGTACAGACTATAATCAGACATATACTATTACTGCTATAGATACTACAAATAATATAATAACTGTCACTTCTAATATTTATCCACTTTATCTATCAGCAGGAGATTTATTATTTGAAACTACTCCTTCATCTTCTTCACCTTTAGTTAAATTTAATGCTACTGGAACGGCACAAGCAGGAGGAGCAAATACTATTACATTACCTTCAACTTTTTCCACCACAGATGATGCTTATAATGGTTTAGTAATTAGTGTAGATAGTGGAACGGGAGCAGGACAGCAAAAAACAATTACAGATTATGTAGGAAGTACGAAAGTAGCAACTGTAGATAGTAATTGGACTATTGAACCGGACAATACTTCTGTTATTACTATTCATAATATAGATGTTGATGGTACATGGAGTGGATTAGGAACATCAGAAGCTATTTATACATTACCTGCAACATTACCTGACACTATGACTCACCAATATCTATCCTTAACTTATGCTATAACAGAAGTGTCTGGACAGGGTGGAATTCCCGAAGTACTTACACAAACATTAGCAGGAGAATATAAAGGGGATAAATTAAATCCTAATCCTAGTTATCATATACTAGATGATTTTGCAGGAAAAGTATCAGGAAGTGTAGTTGAAAATCCTAATATAGTAAGACATAACAATAATGGTTCACAAGCATCTTTAATACCACCTTTGAATTTTCCTAGTGAATTTAATCAGAATTCCTATAATGGTATACAAGTTTTAGATGGTAATAGTATGGGTGTAACCAATTTAACAAATAGTAGTATATCCCAACAACTATTTGCTTTTAATTTAATAGAAATAGTAGAAAGAAAATATGGAACTATATCAGGAAGTACAACAGCAGATAAAGTTACATGGTTAAAAGCTAATATAGCTAGTATTGTTTGTAATTGGTGGGGGTATGGTAGTTGCCCTAGTGGTAATAAAGCTTATTTTACACTTTGGAATCCTATTACAAATGAATGGCGTTCAAACAGTTATAATATTGCTAATGTACCTGCAAATTGCAGATGGACAACAGATGAATATGTACATGCAAGTGATTTAATTGATAATAACGGCTTTTTATTTGCTTTAGCTTATACAAATGCTTCAGACGGAACAACACCTTCTACTATTTTTACAGACTATATAAATATAGAAGTAACATTAAAAACTCCTTCTGGTTATGATGTTTTAGCTCCAGAAAATCTTAGAAGGGATTCAGGAAAGAGCAATATACTTCTAGTAAGAAAAGAAACTAAAGAAATACAATTAATGTTTGGTAGTGGAGATAATTTATCTGGAATAGTTACTTATGGTAATTATAATCCAAAACAAGGATTATTACCTCCTAGTAGTTTAGTTGGTGGATATAGTTTAGTAAAGCCAAAAGCTTATTTAACTACCCTAACCACCAGAGCTAGTAATATGCTATTTTCACCTAATACTAATTTTGATTTCTTAGATGAATATTTAGCTATAGATTCAACTATAAGTTCAGCACTTACAGATGGAAGTAAATTATATCCTAATAATGTCTATATGTGTTCTATGTTAGAATTAACTAAGATTATAGGCAATAGTCACTATTATTCTCCTGTGGACATAGGGAAAATTACATTTATAAATTCAGGTACTTTACAATTAGCAAATAACGCTTGGTTAATAAGATTCATGGATACTACACCATTTAATATTAATTCTCAATTTGTATATTTACTTTCTTTATTATGCAAGGATATAAATGGAATACTATATTTAATCATTTGTGCGGCTAATAAAGCATTGACTGAAATAAATATGAGTAATAATACCTGTAGGTTACTAGCATTTCAATTAGATAAAAAGCCCTTAATAAAAGGAGGTAACTAATCATGAAAGATATTTATGTAGGTAGATTTTCGGGGAAAGTAATTTCTTCCCCTTCTCCTGCTTGTATTACTATACAGGTAGATGATAATTTTGATTGCGAAAAAGTAATAGAAGTTCAACAGGGAGAAAAGCAGAAAACAGATGATAAAGGTAATTTGTTATATCTAGACAAAAATAAATTAAATGTACAAGACAATCCTACAGAGACAGCAGATTCCAGAGATGTAACAAAGACGGAAGATAAACAAGTAACTAATAAATGGGTGGATGATAAAGGAGTAGAACAATCCAAAACTATTACAGTTCAGGAACCTGTAGAATGTTATGATAATGAGCCTGTAATGATTCCTAATATGGTTGATACTATTATAAAATATTCTACTAATCCACAAGAGTTTACTTTGGATGAAATACTTGAAGCTAAATATAAAACTATACTAGAAAATTCACAGGAAGATAATATTATAGCAGATATGTTTATAGAAGAATCAGATATAGACTTAACTAATAAAGATCATAAAGCTAATACAGGTATAGGTATAATGGAATTACTACCTAATGGTCAAGTAGTAACCAAAAGTATCTCTTTAGCAAAATCTACTAGTATATTTACTCTATTAGAATTTAATACAGATGCAGGAGTAGATATCTGTATAAATAATACTAGGTTTGTAAATGGTACTATTACACTTGCAAGTGCTGTAGATAATGTAACTATAAAATTTGTTAATACAACTAATATGCATAAGGTAATTAAATCTTATGCTATCGGTTATTAGATAAGGAGAAGTTTATACATGATTAAACAAAAAAGAACTACCCAAAAGAATCCAAAAGAAAAAACAGATAAGGAAAAGATTGATGATTTACAAGCACAAGTTTTTCATTTAACAACTCAATTAATGGAGAAGGGGGCAATATAATAAATGGATTGGTTTGTATTTTGCAAGTATTATTATGATTTGGGTATAGCAAATAAAGATAATTTAAAAATCTATATAGCTAGAGGGAAAATAACAGCGGAAGAATATAAACAAATAACGGGTATGGATTATGAGGCATAATAAAATATAAGATTAAAGCAAGGACTAGAAGTAGTCTTTTTATTTTGCTTAAAAATACTTAAATGGGAGGGAATATATGGCGGTAACCATTAGCATTGTAATTGCATTATTATCTGCGACTATAGCTTTAATAAGCTTACTCAGGGTATTTAATAAAGACGGAAAGGGGGTGACACAGGATTTTACCAGAGTGGAAACCAAAATAGATTATATAGGTGGAGATATAAAGGAAGTTCGTGATGATGTAAAAGCCCTTGGATTAAGACAGGAAGATATGGCAGAAAGACTTGTAAAAGTAGAAGAATCTACAAAGTCAGCACATCACAGAATTGATGGATTGATCGAGAAAGTCAAATAAAGAAGGGAAATGATTTTATGAAAGGGATAGACGTATATGAAGGAGATAACATTTCAGATTGGAATGTTATTAAAAATACAGATGGCATTGATGTAGTAATTCAGAAGGCAACGCAGGGCATATCTCATATAGATAGCCTATTAAGTTACAGGTATCCTAGAATCAGACAGGCAGGTCTTAAACTAGGTTTTTATCATTTTGCTAATGGAGATAATCCGATAGCAGAGGCACAGCACTTTTTATCGGCAATTTCAGACTTAAAGAGTGATACTGTTTTATGGCTGGATATAGAGGGTGAGGAGAACTGGAGCAAAAGCCATGCAATCAATTTTACAAATGTATTTATCAAATATGTACAATCACAAGGATATAAGTTAGGAATATATTCTGGATACGCATTTTATAAAGATTATTTGGAAGGTAATATTCCAGAAGTTCCACTTTGGCTTGCCAGTTATGGCAAACAGCCGCCCTTATATCCAGACAGAGCATCATGGCAGTACAGCGAATCTGGAGAACTTAGAGGTGCAGTAGGTGCAGTAGACTTAGATTATTTTCTTGAAGACATATTTACTGGAGATATTATATCTAATAAGTTTGTAGATCAGATAAAAGCACTTCAGTATAATCTAAACTTGGACTATAATGCAGGATTATATGTAGATGGAAATGCAGATTCTAAAACAATGGCAGCATTAAGAGGTATACAAGATATTATTGTTAAAGGTCACAGATCTCATGTAGTATTGTGGATACAACAAAAGCTAGAAGGCTATGGTTATTTGAAAAAAGACAGTTATACTCCAATGATTTATGATGAGGCTACGTTCCAGGCTGTGACCAATATGCAAAAGAACTGGGGCAAAAGTACAGATGGAATTTTAGGACAAGAAACGTGGAGCATATTTTTAAACAATTAATTGAGAGAGCTACAGAAGCTCTTTTTTAATATATATAAATTTATGGAGGAATGTATAAATGATTAATTTTAATGATATTTTAGCAATTGGAGGAATACTTGTTGGTATAACTGGAAGTATATTTGGAGCAGTACCTTATTTAAGCAAAAAGAATTTTAACATGGATAAGATATTAAATACAACGGAGCAAACTCTTACTGCAGTAGAACCCTTGATTCAGCTTGCTAAAGCTGTTCCTGGCTTAAAATCAGAGGTAGTTTTAGTTGATTGGATGGAGCAAAAAGCTAAGGCAGGAGTAAAAAGTGCGCAGCAATTATATCATGCAGGGCTTTTAAAAAGTGATGAAGATAGATTTAAATCTGCCCAGGATACAGTATATGCTGCGTTAAAGGAAATTAATGTAGAACCTACATTAAACCAGAGAAAACTTATTTCTGATTTCATTCAGGAAGCCGTCAATGATCTCGGACATGCTACGCCTACAGAGACTGAAAAAAATGCCAAAATTCAAGAGGCACAGCAAGATTTAGTTAAAGTACAGCAAGAAAATGAACAATTAAGAAAAACTATATCTACTATACAAGGATTTGTAGCTGTCCCACAAGATACAACAAATTAGTTGGCTTAAAAATTTTTCTTTCATCTATTTCGGCATCTATTTTTTTGTGTGTCATGTTATAATTTTTTTTATATAGTTACTGGTTAGTTATAATAAAAGATGATAAACTTAGTATAGAATATATGAGTTAAGGCATTTGGAAGGAAATAACAAGTCGAAAATGCCTAAGGAAGGATGAAAGGTAAAATAATGAAAATAGAAAATTTAAAAGTATATGATCTAGAAGAAAGCATAAAAGCAAGTAAATATCCTATGGCAGTAGATACAGATAAATGTAATTCTGATATTACAAATACAGTTAAAAATCTAGCTAAATCACCTAAAGGAGAAGCACATGATCAATTTCTATCTGGAATACGTGTTGCCTTTGATTTAACATTTACTAATAAGGCATGGGTTGAGTTAGAAAGATATAGATTTATCACTTTCGTAAGCAGTCAGAGTACAATGCATAGAATATCTAAATTTGATTTATCCAAGCAGTATAATGAATATGTAGATAAAAGAATTATTGATATTATAGAAGAATTAAAGGATACATACAATAAAACTCAGGATAAAGAAGATTATTTAAAGCTTCTATACTCTAATCCTGCAGGATTTGAACTTACTGCAAGGCTAACTACTAATTATAGATGCTTAAAAGGTGTATATAGCCAGAGAAAGAATCATAGATTACCAGAATGGCGAGAATTTTGTAAGTGGATTGAAACTCTACCCTATGCTAAAGAATTGATAATTTAAATTATATAAAGTGAGCACTGGCTGAAACCAGTGCTTATTTTTATAATGCAGATATTTAAATTATAAATATTAAATGCTAATTAAAAAACGTAAATAATATGAGCAATATAGCCATAGGAATAACTGAAAACACAACTAATACTGCAGGTGGTATGTCATCTTCTTGTACAGGTCTATCGTTAAGTTTATTTAATTCTTCAATTGGCGGCTGTACAGTACGATCCTTTTCTATTGATTTTTGTCCTAGAGAACCTAAGTTTGCCAT